GGCGGTGCAGACAAAGACCTCGCAAAGCAAGTTAGAGAGGTTTTAGATGTTGATGATGAGGTTGATGAGTCCCTTTGGGCAAATATTGCTGCGAAGCGGAAGCGTATTAAAGCTGGCTCTGGTGAGAAAATGAGAAAGCCTGGAGAAAAGGGCGCACCAACACCAGCGCAAATGGCAAAAGCAAAAGCCGCAAGCGAAGAATTTGAACCTAAAAAAAAAATTAACTCCGAGTTAAATGAGTGGGGAGAGATTGAAGAAGAGGCAGAATATCAAGGTCGAAAGGTTACGCTCAATAAGCCTACAAAGGGCGATGTTAAGAAGTCAAAGGTTTATGTGAGAAACGAAAAGGGAAATGTGGTGAAAGTTGAGTTTGGTGATCCAAACATGGAAATCAAACGAGATGACCCCGCTCGTAGAAAAAGTTTTAGGGCAAGACACAACTGTGATAATCCTGGCCCAAAAACAAAAGCAAGATATTGGTCATGTAAGTTTTGGGAAAAAGGTAAATCAGTTACGGACTTAATGAAGGGATAAGGACATGACAAGTTATAGAAAAACAATGCGTCAAGCAAGGGAAGAAATGTTGCAGTCCCTAAGTGAACATGTTGAACTTGATGAGGCAAAGATGAGTGCAGCACAGATTGCTAAACTGAAAAAAGCATATGAGCCAATGCGTGGTAAAAAGATTAGCATGACAAGTGGTCAAAAATTAAGTTCAATCATGGATAAAGTTGATGATGATAAACAAGCACTAATTCAACTTGTCAAAGCTGACATTCCATTTGTTAGTCAATTAGCTGTTACCAGACTTATCACAAAGCATGGTATGAAAGGTGCAGAGATTAGAAAAATGCAAGAGGAAGTTGAACTTGATGAAGCCAGCTATGCCCTCTATCACAAAGATTTCTCATCTGCTATGCAACATTCATATAAGATGGCTAAGAAGATGTATGGTATCACAATTGACCCCAAAGAGATTGATGACAAGGTTGCGTCTGGTCCAAAAAAACCATCAGAGGGCAAGACAAACAGTTATCGTCTGAAAGGTGACAAGGGTGCTATCCAAGTTCAAGTATACAACAAGGGTGGTTCAAAACCATTTGAGTTGAATATGTATAAAGAGGAAGTTGAACTTGATGAAGCAAAACAGAAGCCATACGTTTCATCTGACCGTGACGGCAAACATGTCATGAATGCTTCTGGAGAAATTGCTAAATCGTTTAAAGATATGGACTCAGCTAATGCGTATCTTAAAAAGAACTATAATAAATTGATGAAGGAAAAACTTGACAAAGAGGATGAGCCAACCGTCAAGGCGGTTGTCAAGATGCTGAAAAAAGCGAGTAACGCTCACGCTGGTCAAGCAAAAGATTTAGAGAAAGCGGTGAAAGAGGACAGTAAGCTTGATGAGATTGCACCTCTTCTTGCTATAGGTGGTGGAATAGCCGCCAAGTATGCTGCGAAAAAAGCCGGTAAAATGATTGCCAAAAAAGTTGCTAAAAATGTGGCTAAAAAAGCGGCAAAAGCTGCCGCTACTGGAGTCGCTGCATATGGTGCTAAGAAAGCCTTCGATGCGGTCACGAGTAAAAAGAAAGAAACGCCAAAAGCTAAAACCCAAGAGGGGTTTGCAAGTGATGCACAAAGACGAGCGGCATTTGCAAGTGGTTATAAAGAAAAGGGAAAGAAAAAAGACGAAAGTGCTGCTTCTGATGCCCGTCGAGCGATGGCCTCTGACCCATCTACAAAGCAAAAGTTCTCCAAGAATGTTTCTGCAACTGATGATGATGTAAAAGCTGCCGATAAGAATATCATCATGCAGATGAGAAAAGCAGTTTCTTTGCGTGGAAATAAGGTTGAGTTCATGGATAAGAAAAAGGTTATGATACCTCAAAAAATTGCACAGGCGGTTATAACCAAATTTAATAACATGAAAAAACCGGCCGATAAAGAAAAGTTTCAGTCCAAAATTTCAAAGTCTTACAAGAGTATGCTAGCCACACTCAAAGAACAAAATGAGATAAATAATAAAAACAACTCTCTTGATCAACTCAAAGAGTTGGTAAAAGAGATGAAGGGGAAAAACAATGGGTAAAAAATACCTTGACACAAAACAGAATACGCTTGAAGCGGCAGTGCTGCAAGTGTGGCAAGTTGCTGCCGAAGAAATGGACCCAGTTAATCCGAAAGCAGCGGCGAAAAAGTTTAAAGACCGCAAGGACAAAGACATTGACAACGATGGCGATGTTGATGATTCTGATGAGTATCTTCATAAGCGCCGTAAAGCAATCGGTAAAGCGATAAAAAGTGAGGGTAAGGAGAACGTCAATGAAGTTCTTCCTGCCTTAGCAATGATGGCTGCTAAACCAGTTGCTAAAATGGTTGCCAAAAAAGTTGCTAAAACCGCTGCAAAGGGTGCAGCGGGTATGGCTGCCGGTGCATTGGCTAAAAAAGCAATCGGTAAAGCGATGACGAAGAAAAAAGAGCCACAAATGAGAGAAGGTCTAGAAGACTCTCCTAATCCTGCCAACTCTCAACATCTATGTGCAAAGAATGTTGTGCATGAGGAGTGGGGAGAAGGTCAACCTGTTCATGGTATGCACGCCATGCCTGATGTTGATGGAAATATCGCATGGTATGATGTGATGTTTGAACACGGCATTGAGAAAGGTGTATCAATCAATGAGCTTAAAGTTACAGCATCAGAGATGCATCACAATCACGGTGGCAAGAAGAAAAAGAATGAAGGTGCGATGAAGCGTGGAAAAGACATGGACACATTCAAGCCGAAACCACAGGAACCGCAAAATGAAATCATAGGAACTGCCGCAAAACTTGCTGGTAAAGCAGTTGGTGGTGCCGCAAAACTTGCTGGTAGAACTGCGGGCACCGCTGCAAAAGTTGCCGGTAGAACCGTAAGTGGTGTTGCCAAAGGTGCTGGCTCTGCGGCCGCAGGAGCAATCAAAGGAACTAAGAAAGCTGTTGGAGGTGCTGCAAGGGGAACTACAAAAGCTGTCGGTGGTGCTGCGAGTGCAACTAAAAAAACAGCCGGTGCATTAATGAATTCAGAGGAGTTAGAAATGAGAGACTACAACGAATATCAAAATTTCAAGGTTCAAAGTATGAGAGATGCGCTTGAAGAAGTGTGGGAAATTAGTGCAGACGAAAAACTTTTTGAAGATATCGAACTCATGACTGAAGAACAGTATGATGAGTTTCTTGACAGTTTGAATGAAGAAGAAGTTAATGAAATCATTCGAGCGATTGGTAGAGGTATCAAAAAAGTTGCCACAATGGGAACCGCTGCAAGTCGTGCTGATAGAGCAGAGAAAAGGCTGGCAAAAACTCAAAAAAGAGCCAAAGATTTAGACAGAATCAAAACTGCTAAAGCTAAAACCGCTGCTATCAGAAAGGACAATCCAACTGTCGGTATGAGAGCGGTTGGTGCTGCTAAAAAAGCAGCTTCAGCAGTCATGGGTAAGAAGAAGCCGCCAACTTCCTCGACCGGAGCGCCTAATGGTCAGGGCGGCTCGATTTAAGGTCTAACCTAATGAAAACATTTAAAGAAATATATGAAGCAAAGAGAGCAACCCAAAAGGATGCTCTCCGAGCTTTTTTGAAAGACCCACGCAACGACAAAAAAAGAGCCGCTGTGAACAAAGCATTTCCTGGCCCTAAGCAATCCAAGGATAAGTTAAGAAGTGTTTTGAAAGCAGGGAAGACAATGACAGGAGAAAAACCAGCCGAGATTGAGATTAATCCTAAAATGGGTGATAAAACTACTTGACAAACATATATTCATCTGGTAAAGTATACTTATGAAAACACTTATGCAAATGAGAGAGGTCTCCAAAGACGACTTGCCAGATATCTATTGTGATATGGACCAAGTGTTGTGTAACTTCATGAAAGGTGCAGATGCCGCTGTCGGTGGTTCATTTGTGAACTCTGATAAGGAAGAGAGATGGAAAGCCATCAATCAAACAAAAGGTTTCTGGGCAAATCTTGAGTGGATGCCAGGTGCAAAAAGAATGTATCAGTTCATCGAAAAGTATGATCCATACATTTTGTCTGCCGCTTCTGGCCGAGACCCTACATCTAAAACTGGGAAACTTAAATGGTTGGCCAAGAATACAAACTTTCCTAAGTCTCGTATTCATCTTGTCAAGCGGTCGCAGAAACAACAGTATGCAACAACAAATGGGAAACCAAATATCCTGATAGATGATTACATGAAGAATATCAATGAATGGGAAAAGAAAGGTGGTATTGGAGTTCACCACACTGACCCTCGTAAAACTATAAATGAGTTGAAGCGTCTAGGGTTTAAATAGTATAAATATAGAAAAGAACATATTCGGTAAGAATAGGAGAAGGAAATGCCAATTTTCAATAGAAGACAAGCTGGTTTCATCGTATTTGAAGACGGTGGCACAGACGGTTCTGGTACAGATGCCGGCGATAAAATCATTTTTGATGGTGGAAATAACGGTGACACTGCCGAACACTTCTTGAAGTATCAAGATGATGTAAGCGATGAAGCAAAGCCAAAGTTCTTGACAGAAGCCGCTGATGGAAGCGGTGACTACTCAAAAGAAAATGTCTTTGCAACAGATTCCGGTTGGGTGATGCGTCCAGGCTCCCCTGCAACTGGTAACGATAATCCAGACGCTCAACCAGAGGTTCTGGTTTGTAGCCGTGGTCTTAAAAGTTTTGGTCTTGGTGGACCTACCGCAAGACAGATCACAATTGGCAATGCTTCCAGCAAAACTACACTCTTTCCTGATGGGGATACATTCACTGGTGTTGCTTCTTCAAGTGAGAATGACATTGTTG